AGAATTATCGGGGAGACAGCTAAAATATGAAGATTTGATGTACAGAAAAGACATCATGTTGATACCATGCGGGCAATGTATAGGATGCAGAATCAGGCAACGTGAAGACTGGACAACACGCATAGAATTAGAAGCTAGAGACTATCCGAAAGAAGAAGTATGGTTTATTACACTAACCTATGATGACGACCATGTACCGGGAATGATAGTTAAGACAGGCGAAATAATGCGAAAGGTACAATACGTCTGGAAACCGGGTGAAGAGCGTCCTGAAAGCGTCCAAACGTTACTGTATACTGACGTTCAGAAGTTCTTAAAACGTCTCAGAAAGGCTTACAGGGGCAAATTACGCTATTTCGTAGCAGGAGAATACGGAGAGCAAACAGCAAGACCGCATTACCACATGATACTGTACGGATGGCAACCGACAGACCTAGAGAACCTATACAAGATATACCACAACGGATACTATACAAGCAAATGGCTGGCAGAACTATGGGGCATGGGTCAAATACAGATAGCACAAGCAGTACCAGAAACATATAGATACGTTGCAGGGTATGTAACCAAAAAAATGTATGAAATAGACGGAAAGAAGGGAAATGAATATTATGAACTAGGACAGCAAAAACCGTTCGCTTGTATGAGCCTTAAACCGGGTCTAGGAGATAGATATTACCAAGAGCACAAAGCAGAGATTTGGAAACAAGGCTACATCCAGTGCACAAACGGAAAGCGCGCACAAATACCACGCTATTATGAAAAAATGATGGAAGCTGAAAACCCACAAAGATTGTGGAGAATTAAGCAGAACAGACAAGCAGCAGCAATAGATACAAACCGTAAAAAATACGAAAACGCAGACTTTGCAGACCAATGCAAGACGAAAGAAAGAGTAATCAAAAAGCAGATGAAGAAGAAAGGGACACTTTAACAGTGTCATGGTGTCACCTAGCCCAGTACCTATCAAGTAGGCACTGGGCTATATTAGATCAAGCGCCGTATATTATATAACTTGTTGTAGCCGTAGTAGTAGAGACTGTGAAAAAGTTGAAAACAATAAAGATTATCCGTTATCACGTTATTTTTAAGAAAAATTACTAGTTGAAAGTTTTATTGAAAACTTGTTGAAATGTTGAAAGTTAGTCAAAATGACGAAAAGCATTGTGCAACATTTTGTGGAAAACCTGTTGAAACTGTTGAAACTGTTGAAAACGCGCAAGCGCGCAAGGAATGAATTTAGCCGAGCTCCGCGTTCGCTACGCACGGCAAGGCGCTAAAGCGCCATTCAAGCCAGAAAAATAATTGTTGACAAGCAGAAAAAAGAACGCTATAATAGAATCACGAAAGGTGGAGAAAAACATGAACGAAAAGTCATACAAACACGCCGTCCTAATGATGCGAATGCCACGAAGTCCGCACCCAGACGGAGACGAACACATTCTAGCATGTCCTAATTGCGGGAGCGGGGAATACCTACTCAATCAGGATGGAGCAGAAAACGCATATTGCGGAAAATGCGGACAGGCCATAGAGTGGAAGGAGTGACTATGAGCATCGAATGCTATATCATGGACACAGACGCAAACGAAAATGTTGGAAAATACTTTAAGGTAAAAGAGTTTGCTTGCAAAGACGGAAGTCAAATTGTATTCATTGACGACTACCTATACACCATTCTGGACATCCTAAGAAACAAGCTGGGAAAACCGGTCATCATCACCAGCGGATACAGAACGCCGGAGTGGAACGCAAAATGCGGAGGAGCAAAATATAGCTACCATATGCGCGGTATGGCTGCGGACATCCGGGTTAATGGCATGAAACCCAAAGAACTTGCTAACAAACTGAATGGAATTGTCCCGGAAGAATGTGGCATTATCGTATACAAAAGCTGGGTGCATTTTGATGTGCGCAAAGCAAAATACAGAAAGGGGATATAAAATGGCACTGGTAAGTCTGAAGGACATTAAACAGGCAATCGCAGTAATGCAGAAGATTCTCGAAAAACTGGATGAAATCTACCACGCTCTGCACGACAAGGGCTAAGAAAGGAGAACAGCAATGATCAAATCATGGAACGTACGCGACCAGACCAAAGAAGCACTGGAAGAACTTCTAAGACGAAAGTACAAGGAGATTGACGGCAACTACAAAATGTTGAAAAAAATCTCAAACATCAACGATGCAAAGAAGCTGCTAGATGAAATCTGGGAGATGAAGAGCTTTGCAAACGCAATCGAGATGGAGCTAATCAGAAGGGAGTACAACGATGGCACGACATCGTAAGAAGATGAACGGCGCAAAAGACCGCCGTATGTTCAACGTAACCGCACGCAAAACCAAAGCTATCAATCTCAGTCAGAAGCCCATGCGTGGTGGCATCCGACTGTAAGAGAAAAGGAGCAAAACAATGAAACACAACTACTACGGAATCTGGGACAGTGTGGCAAAGTGCTACGCATGGGTCGGTGAAAGCAAGAACGATGCAACCTTTGCACGTATGTGCAATGTGATGGAAAAGGACGAAAAAACCTTCATTGGGCAGAGTCCGCAGGACTACACCGGCTTCAAGTTGGCAATCTTTGAAGACGAAAACGGAACGTTTACGAACGACACGGAAAAAGTATGGGAGGGCAAGCCGAATGAATAAACGATACGAGGAAGGGCGAGAGCCCTTCTTTTCGAATACAGGCGAGAACGAACGAAAGCAGTACGTCTGGGCAAAAGACGAAAACGGCAAAGAATACCTTCAAGAGACAGCGCCTATCGACATTCAGGCTGAAATCGAAAGCTATGCAGACGAGTGCGATATTAAAAACATCGTGCGGAAAGCAAGTTTCGACCCGGAATTTCTGAAGAACCTGTCACAAGGCGCATTAACCACAGAGGAAACACCGCTCGTAGACATCACGGAATTCCCGCAGAATATCCACGAGTATCACCAGATGATAGCAACGGCACAAGCAAAAGCAATGCAGCTGGCAAAGCTACAGGAGATGGCAAAAACAGAGCCTAAACCGAAAACCGAAGCAAAGGAGGAAGAACAGTGAACAGAAACAACGAAAGACACTTTCTGAATGTGCCACAGATGCACACAAGCAGAACGCGTTTCAACCGTGACCAGACGATTTTGACCACGTTCGACAGCGGCAAGCTTATCCCGTTTTTCGTGGACGAAGTGCTACCGGGCGACACTTTCCAAGTCGACACAAGCGCTATCATCCGAATGACCACGCCAAAGTATCCGGTCATGGATGATGCATTCATAGACTTCTACTACTTCTATTGTCCAAACAGAATCTTGTATGATGACTTCAAGTATTTCATGGGAGAAGTAGAAGACAAGCCATGGGTACCGAGCAAAGAATACAAAATGCCGCAAATAGTATGTTTTGGAAATGAAGCAGAACCACAGCCACTCGAAAAAAGCATTCTGGACTATATGGGAGTGCCAACAAAAATCAAAAAACAATTTAGCATAAACGCACTGCCAGTGCGAGCCTATGTAAGAATCTGGAATGAATACTTCAGAGATGAAAACGTAGACAACAAAGCAACGCTAGTAACGGCTGGATTAGATCAAGCATACAGAGACACAAACAAAGATGAAGACCTAGACAAAATCCTTGAAGAAGCACACGAAGGCGGACGGTGCCTACCTGTAAACAAGTTCCATGACTACTTCACAAGCTGTCTGCCATATCCGCAAAGAGGGCCGGAAATTTCATTACCGTTAACAGGAAATGCAGCGGTAAACCTGTTTACAGACCAAGAGCTAACAGAAAAAATGTCAACGGGTATCGATGGCGAAATCTACCTGAACAGCACAGTAACAGGAAACAACACATCGGTACCGATGATGTTAAACTGGCCAACCGCGTCAAACACCTCACATCCGGTTCTAGTAAACGGAGCACCAAGCGATACAGACGCAAGCAAGTACCGCGCAGGATTCTTAGGTGCAGACCTGGCAAGTGTAACCGCAACAACAATCAACGACTTGCGAAATGCTGTTGCAGTACAGCAGTATTACGAAGCACTAGCGCGTGGTGGCAGCAGATACCGCGAACAGGTACAGTCACTGTGGAACGTCACAATCAGCGACAAAACGGTACAGATTCCTGAATATTTGGGCGGTGGACGCTATCACGTCAACATGAATCAGATTATCCAGACCAGCGGACAGCAGAGCAACACAGATACACCCATCGGCGAAACTGGCGCAATGTCAGTAACGCCGGTAAATGAAAGCAGTTTCACAAAATCGTTCGAAGAGCACGGCTTTGTAATCGGTGTGATGTGTATTCGTCATAACCACAGCTACCAG